ATCTTTGCCATCACAGTGTTTTTACCATCCTTAATGAAGGAAACAAAGCATGATGACGATGACGAAAGTGGTGAGCAAACAGGTGGTGCTAAAGCCTAGCCAAGGCACGACCAAGCAGGTCAACCCTAACTTCCAACCTAAGTTCACTAATGGTGCGCCATGCTATGGCACCATGACTGCGGCGCAGCAATGGGGGAACAAGAATGGCAGCCGTTAATCCTTTTGAGCCTGGTGGCAAGACCTATCAAGGTTCCGCAACAACCACCTCGCAAGTAGTAACGATTACACCAGACACGATTTGCAACCAATTACTGGTAGCTAATCACGCTCCTTCTGGTGCGGGTGCCCCAGTGTATTTTAGGATGTCAACAACCGATCCTGCTGTGACTGTAGCCGCGCCAAGCGCAACGGCTCAGTATGCTTTAGTCAGCATTCAAGACGACATCAGAACGTACACGATACCAGGCCAATGTAGTCCAACTGTTCCTTTGTATGTGGCGATCATTGCTGAATCAGGTACGGCAGAGGCTTACTTTACGCCAGGTAACGGGAAGTCATAACATGGAAGTCTCAATGTCAGTCGTTATTCAGGCTCTCATTGGTGCTGCTGCTGGAGCTTTTGGTGCATATGTAGCGATTCGATCAGACCTGGCTGAACTCAAGGCTAAGGTTGAGCATTTACACATGACAGCCGATAAAGCGCATACACGCATTGACCAAATTCTGAACAAGTAATGTTTGACCTGCTATCAGGTGGTTTGCTTGGCAGTATCTTTGGTGGGTTGTTCAGGCTAGCACCAGAGGTGTTGAAGTTCCTCGATAAAAAGAATGAACGTCAGCATGAGCTGAACATGTTTCAGTTGCAGACCGATCTTGAGAAGATGCGCGGCACTTTTAAGATGGAGGAAAAGTATGTGGACTACAGTGTTCAGCAACTTGACACCATCAAAGCGGCCTTTGAAGAACAGAGTCAAACGGCTCAAGCAGCAGGTTGGTTTGTGGCTGGCATCTCAGCGCTGGTTCGTCCAGGCATTACTTGGGCTATCTTTGGCATGTATGCGGCAGTCAAGGCGGCTTCGCTTGTACTTGCGTTTCAAAGCAATGCGCCGTGGCATGAAGTGATTGTGAAATGTTGGGATGAAGATGACTTTGGACTCTTCACCATGATCCTTACGTTCTGGTTTGTTGGCCGCAGCATAGAGAAGTACAAGTGAATGAAGCGATTGAGCTTGCCATCAACGTACTCATCAAACCCTTTGAAGGCTATGCTCGAAGGCTTCCTGACGGCGATTGCTGTGCTTATCCTGATCCCGCTACTGGTGGTGAGCCTTGGACTATTGGTTATGGTGCTACTGGTCGTGATATTAGGCAATACACTGTCTGGACAAAAGAACAAGCTGAGACTGCCCTTCAGGAGCATGTCAGGCACTTCGTTTCCGGGCTGGTAAAACTCTCACCGAGGCTTCTTTCTGCAAGCCCTAGACGTATTGCCGCAGTCATCAGTTGGGCGTATAACTGTGGCCTTGGTAACTACAGAATCTCTACCTTCAAGAAACGTATCGATGCCAATGACTGGGAAGGTGCAGCGGTGGAGTGCCGCAAGTGGAACAAGGCTGCTGGCCGAGTGCTTCCAGGGTTGACTAAGCGTCGAGAAGCTGAAGCATTGATGATGAGGTAAGCATGGCAAACCCGATTGCAAAGACAACCCGTGGCAAAGGAAGGCACTTTCAGTCAGTGGCCGAAGGTGGTGGCATGACAGAGGCTGGCAGGAAGGCTTATAACAGGGCTACAGGCTCCAATCTGCAAGCGCCTGCACCTAACCCTTCAACGCCAAGAGAAAAGGCCAGGAAGAAGAGTTTCTGTGCTCGATCACGATCATGGTCTGGCCCTAGAGGCAAGGCTGCTCGAAGACGCTGGAGGTGTTAGATGAAACCAGGTTTATACGCAAACATTCATGCTAAACGTGCTCGCATTGCAGCAGGCTCTGGCGAGAGAATGAGGAAGCCAGGTAGTAAAGGCTCCCCCACCGCCAAGAATTTTCGAGAATCCGCAAAGACTGCGAAAAGAAAACCCCGTCGCTAGGACGGGGCAAAATCCACTTACTCACAGGGGAAGACAACGTGATGAGGTTGTCTGCTCGCTTACCTCAAGCGCTTAACCTACTGGCAGACTCAGCGGAGTCACAATTCATTCTGCATGAGCGTGATCGCATCGTCAAGCCTAAAGATCACTAGACTCTCTTTGCCATCAGCCCTGCAAATCACAACCGGTACTTTCTCGCCTTTGGACGAAACCTTGGCTTGCTCCATCCATTCATAGAGCGCTATCTTCCTACGACGCTTGCATTCGATCATAAACGGCCCTAGATCGATGTCTGAGCCTCCATCTCTTGCTTGCCCTAGTACACGCGTCACCTTCGTGCCTAAACGCTCTGTGAGGGCATTACAGACCTCTCGCTCGTAACTGGCACCTCTGGTCTTTCCTAGCTTGCTCAATCGCGTTCTCCTTGTAGGATTTTCCAGGCTTCTTCCCTGACAGAATTCTCTACGGCATAGCCAAAAGCATCAGGGTCGAGTAAGGCATGAATGAACATTTCCCTGACTTTGAGTTTGTGATCAGTTCTTGCCAGCATGGCTCGTAACTCTCTGGTAAGCGCATAGAGCGTTTCCATCTTGGCCTGCATCTCTTCCCTGCTCATCTCACTCATGAAGCACCTACGCTAAACGGATTGTTGAAGAACTTAGGTTCTATCGTAATACGCGTCTTAGAGAATTTGACGGGGCGTTTGATGATGACTCTTTCAACGGGCTCCCAACTGGCAAAGGTGTAATAGCGTTCTGTCATGCGATTAAGCCTGTCTGATCGTTTCTTGATGTAGCCATCATGAAGAAGTCCACGAATAACGTACTTGGTGGTTGGTATGCCAAGCATGGTTTGTAGTTGAATGTCTTTGAAGGTGGCTTCAGTCTTTCGCTTAGAAAGATACTTAAGAACCTTCATGTGGGATTCTGTCAGTTTTGTCATGCCATATCCTCCCGCAATGCAGCGTCCCATACTTTGTCATTAGCGCCTTTAATGACTTCTGTCGTCGTGAATCGATGCAAGCAAGCGACGCAACGCCGCCTGCGTGTCACCCAAGAGTTAGCCGGTTTCTTACCACCATACCGGCGTGTCTCTAGGATGATCGTATCGTTATGCTCACCTCTTTCAGCGCACTTAGGGCAGAGCATCAAAATGGAACGCTGTCATCGTCATGCGAACTTACTTCACGTCCCTGGCGTGGCATCTGGCCTGGTACAAAGTTATTCACCCGTATCGAGATCAGATCTCCATAAGCACTACGCTTTGTCCATGCTGACAGTTTGATCACATCACCTGGCTTGTAAGCCTGATCGCAGGTGAAACTACCTGACCAGTCTGGTGCTTTGTCAGACTTCTTCTCTTTCACGGTGAAAAGTACGCCACTGCCTTGTTGCTGTTCAAAAGCCATTGTCATTTCCTTACTAGTTGATATTCGGCAAAGGATTTGCCATTACGGTTAATGGTGTGTGTCACGATGGTGTGACCTTGTTTTCTTAGTTCTTCGACTCTGGCTGCAAGTCTTGTTGAACCAATCTCTGCATAGGCTTGCAGTTGCGTGAGCGTTCCTTGTTGCAAACGCTCAAGCACTGCCTGCGTCTGCGTCAATCGAACACTACCTCTTCCTCCGCATCCAGAGTCACGATCTTTTTTGCGATATAACCCTCGACCGCATGATCGTGACAGCGCTTCTTGAATGCAATGGCTGCAACCCCGCCAAAGTTATTGATGGTTTCGTGGTTGACCCGAAAGAGGCTCGCCAACTTGGCGTTTTTCTCCTCAGTTGTCATCTTCTTGCTGTCAGCGATCTTCCCGATCAAACCAAAGAAGTTATCCTGCCACTGCATTTCATCCTGGTGAGAGCTGTAAACCTTGCTTTTATCGCCTTCAGGAACTAATACCTTGTACTTACCCTCAATGACCTCAGCAAGCGGTTGTAGAGGCGCAGCGACCGGCATATCAACCTTCTGATATTGATTAGTCGGGATGGTGTCCAGTTCGGTTTCATCAAGCATCCCCAATCCACAGTGAGCAAGCACAGTCCTGCGTATCGCTTTGGTTGTAGCCTTCATCAAGGCATTGGCTAGCTTTTCACCAGAAAGACCTGAGATGTCAACTGCTCCCTGATTCTCAGAGCTTCGTCCATCTTTGCCAGTGCATCTGACAGATACAAGATACACATTCTCAACTCGCTCCCTGTTAGTGATCGCAGTGGACAGTCCATGCAGATTGCTGAGTTGCTGTGTGGCCCCAGCATTCGCATACAAGACCTTCTTTCCTGACAAGACAAGAAGATCGAACGGCTTCGCTGAAGGATCGAGGCCGACTTGCTGGCATCGGTAGTTGTAGTATCCAGTGAGTTGCTCTTCCTTGAGTCCACTCAAATCTCCTCTAAGCACAATGGAATCGATGATCGATTGATCAAGTTTTGTTGGATCGACTAGATTGCTCATTTGACTAAAAACCTCCGTGAGCCAGGTTGTTCAATAACGTAACGCTCATACACTTCAGGCATCTCTGCTTGCAGTAGCTTTGGATCAAAGCGTTTAGAACCTTTGGCACTGTTCCATGTTGCAAGCACCTTGCCATCGAACGTGATGAGTGAGCCTGATTCTTTCATCTGCCCTTGAATAAAGCCTTGTAGCTTTTCCTCGGCTTCTTCGTACTGTTTGATGTTGGCCTTAATTGCTTTCAGTTGCTGGCAGGCTTGTTCTAACTGAGCATTAGCTAGAACCCCAGCCGTAGTGGATATGGGGTAGAGTTTCTTTGCTGCGTCCACCGTAGTCGCGCTTGGAGGCTGCTTGGCCTGTATTGCGCCCCATAGCTCAGCTTCCAGTTGTATGAGCGAGTCTTTTTCAGCGTCTGATACTTGCGTGTCGATAAGTACCAGTTCTTGTCCCCCAAAGAGCACCGCAAGTACGATACGCTGTACCCGATGTACCGTAGCTTCATGAATACATTGCGCTCTGTCGGCCGCAGGCATAAGTGCAATATCTGCATCATATTGATTCCTCTTTGATTGGTTGTAGTTTTTCACCTCGACCAGTGTCGTGCCATCAGCAGAGATGAAGTCAAAGTGACTAGCCATCCATGAATGCTCAGAGTGATACAACTCATAGTCTGCTTCCTTGAGTTCCATCTGCAACCTGGCACTAGCTTCACGGCCAATGACATCCTGCAGCTTCAAACCCCACTGCACAGCTTCTATGTGTGAAATGTCTTCACGTTCTGTCTGGCCGATCTTCTCTAAGTAAACGTCTGCTGCCTTGCCATCAGCGATCTTTCGGGCATCAGTAGCCCAGATCGCCTTGCGTCTTGATTCAGTGTCAAAGCTAGTCATGCT